AAGTTACGAGGAATACGAGGATTTGATTCTTCTTTCATTGCTACTTCTAAATCATCTGCCTGTTTTGCATGTGTTTTAGAACCAACCCTTAGTTTTTTAACTAATTTTCTAACATGTGGTATATCTTTTTTATCTAATACTTCATAGACTACTTCTTCACCCATTCCACCGCCATTACCATTAGCACCACCCCCAGAGCCACCATTACCATTTCCAGCGCCATTCCCGCCGTTCCCATTTCCGTTAGAATTTCCGTTACCATTTTTCTTTGTTTCGTTATCATCGTCTCGTGCAAGATAACCACGAGCTCCTATATGATACCCACGAGGTATCTTTTTACACTTCTTATCATCGAAGCAATAGTATTTGCCTGGAGGACATTTCTTAGCCATTATTTTTTAGATACGCCTTCGATAAGATACTTTTCTTTTGATGATGCTTTCTCAGCAGCATACAGTGCAAATGATTTAGTCATTGCTAATGATAGTAGATGTTTGATATTATTACTATCATTTTCATCACACTCAGTTCCTGTCATGCATCCAAGTGTAACTCCACCTATGATAGCAAGTTCAGTTAGAACAACAAGAAAGACTAACTTTAATGCCCATTGTCCAGTATTAAAAAATCTACTGATTTGTTCACCGATAAATTTCTTCATATTAGATATTCCGCTAGATGTATTTATACTTTTATTGTAGTCTTAGATAATTTAAATACTGTGGAATCGGCAGACGTAGGTGTTGCACGAAGTCTGAGATTACCACTATTGATATCAGCATCAAACGTGGCAAGAACTGCACCTGTCCGAATCGTTCCATACTCGCTCATAAACGCAACTGTTCCGTTATGAATCACGTTGATTGTTGTCATATGATATTGAGTTCCTCTTGTCACTTGAACTTGGAAAGTTGCAGAACGAAACACTGTTGCAGAGATACTTGAGATTGTATCTGCACTTGTAGATGTAGTTGTTAGAGTGTCACTTGAAAGTGTGACAATGCCTGGGTCTCCAAGATCCACACCCTCCGATGCAGTCATGATACCAGTTACAGAAATATCATTCTGGTCTAGAGATGTAATTGTTCCAGCAACAGATAAGTTACCACTAATGACTGCATCAACAGCGTTGACATTAGTAATAGTAATTGTTGGAGAACCTGTTAAACCTTGAGCGCTGACTGCGAGTGTGGCGTTTGATGCGGTTCCTGTTAAGTCACCAGTTACATCACCAGTTACATCACCAGTCAAATCACCAATGAATGTTGTTGCAGTTGTAGTTCCAGATACGTTTACATTTTGTAGAAAGGTTGCGTTTGTATTAGTTCTTATATTATCAGTAACTGCAATACCTGTTAGATTTGCACCAGATATAGCTGGTAGTGTAGATGGGAATCTTGCATCTGGTATCGTTCCAGATGATAAATTACTAGCACTCAACGCATTTATAATCGAAGATGTGACAAACGCAGCACCATTGGTCAGTTGATTATTGTTAGTTGGTATTGTGGGTGTGTTTGAGAAATTATTATAATTCAGATAGTGTGATGCAGCTTGACCACCTAGTTGAGTTGCGTTTGAAGCAGTTCCCGTTAAATCACCCGTAAAGCCACCCACAAAACTTGATGCAGTAATGATACCAGATGTATTAACAGATACAGTAGTTCCAATTCCGACTGACTTTGGAGTTCCGACTGCATCAGTAAATTCAATTTCACCTTTACTATCTTGTTTGATTGTAATTGTGTTTGCAATACCAATAACAATCTCTTCAAGACCACGAAGTTGTTTCGCAGTTGGGTCAAGAACAATTGAACCTGTACCAATCGTCAAAATACCAGTAACTCTGGCATTTCCAGTCACAACTAAATCTTCATCATAAACTCCTGTATCTACACCAACATGAACTTTGGTTGAACTTGTGATACCTGTTGCAAATACATCACCATCTTTACTCAGTGTGATACCACTACCAACTAAAACTCCAGCTCTTGCGGTAACTATTCCAATCGAATCTACGTTTGTTACATCTTCATAAGTAAGAACTCCAGCGATGTTTACATTTCCGCTTGCAGTTACGTTGGTTACAGAGATACTTGGATTACCTGTTAATCCAGCAGATGTTCCTGTAATATTATCACTCGCAGTAATAAATCCAGCACCATTTGTAAGTTGGTTGGTATTGGTAAATGAGGTTGTAATATATCCAGCACCATTCGTCAACTGATTATTGTTTGACGGTATGGTTGGAGTGTTTGAAAAATTGTCGTAATCTAAGTAATATGATGCAGCCTGACTGTTTAACTTGATTGCATTACTTGAATTTACCTGTATTGCATTACCCATGTATCCATGAGATGAACACTGATAATGAAGAATTGTAGGTGTAGAATCTGTAACTTCTAAATCAACATAACCTGACCCTACGGTAACTCCTGTTGTATATGCAGTTGCCTTTGCAGCGTCAAGATAGAATCGAAATGGATGACTACCCGCTACTGATCCAGAAAAACGATATGTCCTGCCAGGAGTAAGTGTAAGGAAAGGAGATTCTACATTATCTAAAACATATCCATTAGAACTTCCACTACCATAATACCTGTGTGCGGATGTCTTAGTAGCAACTGCAACTGTGATTGTTGTAGTTGATCCATGTGGTGCAATTAGATGACTGAATCCTGAGAACTGTGCAGCAGTAATGATACCAGTCGTATTAACACTATCGTTTGCACCAACTCCTGAAGCAGTCGCACCAACAAATTTACCAGTTGATGACTGATATTGAAGAACCTTGCCATCTACCTTTGCACTATCTTCATCAACATCATCAAGCTTTAAAAGATTAACTTCACCAGATCCTGGCCCATGTGCAAGAACTTTATATAATATATCTCTGACTTGTTTAATCTCTGCTTTAAGATCCTCTACACTAGTTTCATCTGCGTTTTCAACTTCTTCTTTAATATTTGTCTCTTCAATAAATTTGATTGCCTGTGCAACAGTATCACTTATCTCTGGTGTCTTAATTGGTTCTGGTTCGATAATATTTACTGCATCAACCTCAGTAAATTTAATGTCTTCTCCGTTATTCCAATCTTGAACCTCTAAAGGATCTTCTTCTAATTTTGATACATCAAAATCTTCAGGCACTCCAACAGTAACAGGTGGTTCTGTAAAATCCTTAACTTCCTTTGGTTTTTCAATCGTATCAATTATTGAATCTAATTGTTCTATTAACTTTTCTTCTTTCTTCTTTTGTTTCTTTTGATTTACCTTTGCCTCCTTAAGTCCAGTAACCACAGTCGAAGTCATGACATCAAGATTGATGTCAGCTTCCTTGAGAAGATTATCAAACTCCTCTTTCTTTTCTTTTTTTGCCTTTCCAAGAAGACTAAAAAATTCTGTCAGTTCTGGAGATTTCATTTATCATCTTTATTTTGATTCTTAATTAATTTTGATAACTCCGCTGTTGATCCTACAAATAATGCGTTTGTAACGTTAGTAGGGCCTTTGTTTGGATCTTTTTCTAAATCCTTCATCTTCTGTTGTAAGTCAATTAATTTATCTGTTGTATCTGCAACTGCTTTAATTGTAGTCGCAGCAACTTCATATGCTCTTGCAGAATCTGATTCTTGAGCTAATTCTAATATACCATTTACCGCTTCTTGTCCCTTTTCAACTAACGAATATAAATTTGCACGACTGTATTCATAATCCTTTTCAGAATCATCTTGATCACTCTTTTTAAGTTGATTCTTTCGAGGTTCAATCTTATCAGTTTCAACTACCTCTGTATCAACGTTAAGTGCTTCCTCGATAGAATCAAAATTTTTCATAACTCTCCTAAATGTCTATACCTTGAGAAGGACTAGATGTTTTACCATCAGCAAAGAATGATGTCATTTCATCAAATCCAAAGTCATCACCAAACTCAATTGATGCATTATCAACTGCACTGAGGACACCGATAGCTGCATTGTGTTCATGTTTCGCAGCGATTGTATTATCATATGCACGATATACAGTCACATTCTGACCACTGATACTTCTGATAAACATAATCTCAGTATCAATGATGATCCTTTGATTTGCAGCAAGATCAGTGGTTGCACTAACCTTAAAGGTTGTTACCTTCTCAGATATTGCACCATCAATAACTGTTGCTGTATCATCATCATAATTTTGTTTCGCAGTTGGTGTTGCACTATATCTAATATTACGTTTTGCAGTTTTAACATTAGTGCTAGTGTAGTAATCAACATCGACCTTCTTAATAAGTCCTTCTGGATTATCTGCAACTGGCCCGAATAGATATGTTTTTGCAGTAAATGATAAAGTGTAAATGATCGTTCTACGAGACTCAAAACCACCTTCATATTGATCACTATAATTAATACTTTCTAAAACAATTGGAATATCTTTTTTCTCACCGATTGAACTAATTAAATTTACAGTGATGTTAAATGATGGTTGAAAATAAGGAAGAATCTGTTCTAATATCTGTAACGCATCATCACTTAACTTAGACATAATACTAAGTTCAAATCCAATATTGTATGGAACGGGCATATAAACTTTCTTCGCATTAGTTCCATTTTTTGTAAGGAACGTTTGTGCGATTCCAGTCTTACGAGTTGGATCATATTGTAATCCTTGCATCTCGAAAGATAATCTAGGAAGAGTTATTGCTGTTTCTCTGTCTAATTCTGGTTGTTGTTGAATTCTTGCCAAAAATTTCTGCATTGGCCCATAAGCCAATGGCACCTTTAAAGCACTAAAAGTTGTCCCACTCGCATCTTTGTGTCGAATGTTAATATTATTAAAGAGAGTACCGAAACCGATAACCGTCTTTCTTAATATTTCATGATAGAAATAAGTACCTAACATATCAAAGCTTTCTAACTATTTAGAATGTTCCGAACGGATTGCCCTCAGAGAAGTCTAGAATTGCATCAGCCTCAGTCTCAAAGTCTGCATTATCGTTATATTGATCCGCCTTATATTGTGAATTTGGATAATCGTTTGGTGTATCATAATCAACTGATAGTATCACATATTCCGCACCTGATTCAAGACCTTTAATCTTTTCACCAACTTGGAATTGCATCTTGGTCAACATGCTTACATCTAGAGTTCTAGAGTTTGCATCCCATACTTTAACTCTTGCAGTCTCTGAGGAATCTGATGAAACTTGAACTGTCTCATTAAAGATGTAATCACCATCTCCTATTGATGTTGCAGCACCAACTGTAATTACTGGTGCGGTTGTATATCCACTACCAGCGTTACTAATTCTGATTGCACTAATCGTTCCACCAACCATGACGGCCTCAGCAGTTGCATCTGTTCCTCCTGATGGCGCAGTAGTAATCGCAACATTTGGTGTAGTAGTATAACCAGAACCACCAGAGGTAATTGTAACAATACCTACAGAACCTAGAGTTGTCACGCCAGCAGTCGCTATACCAGTGCCTGGCACGGTTACAGTGGGTATTCCGATGTATCCACCGCCAGGATTGATTAAAAGAATTTTATCGATAGATTTAGCAGTTCCGATACCAGATCGAGATGTCATGATTGCAACCGCAGTCGCATCTACGCCAGGTGATGTACTGATTGAAACAGTCGGTGCGGTGAGGTATCCATAACCATCATTCTGTAAGAATATCTGTTGAACAGCACCAAAGTTAAGAGTTGTATTTGCAGTCGCAGTACTACCAACACCCGATAAAATTAATCTTGCAATATAACCTTCAGTTTGAACAACCTCATCAATCGCATTGACATTTGTATCAATAACTTCATCTTCGTATTCAAAGAGTTCACATTGTAATTGATAAACGTAATTCTTTCTTAATTGGTAGAATGGTTTTTCGTGTTCTACAAATTTGATTTCAAACATTCTCTTTCCCAAAGGGAAGAATATCAAATCTCCTTCTTTTGGACGATTTGATAATGTGTATTCATCATCCTGCTCTAAAAATGGAGCAACCGCCTCTTCAAATCTTTCTTTAGATATTACAAAAGTTGCCTCATCAGTAACTCTTACACCAAATTTTGTTAGTATATCTCCTTGTCCAGCATATCCATCAATATTCATTAAGTATGCTTCAAGAGGAAACGCCTGATCAAATCTAGACTCAGTTACCTCTTTCATAATTGTTGAAGATGTAACCAACTTACGAGGAATATAATGGCACTCAATACCATACATCCTTAGTTGTTCATTAACTAAGTCTTGTACTAAACCTTGCTCCCCTTCAGAGCCTTGTAGAAAAAACGGATTTAACATTATCCAATCATATCAAGTGGAGGCATTTCATAATCACTTGACATCTTGGATCTAAGTTCTTCTATTTCTTTGACACCATCATCATATATCTGACGACCATTTAACTGAACACCGCCAGGCAATTGAACACCTTGAAATTTAATTAAGTTTTGACCCCACTGTTTCTTACATAGTGCAGTAAAATATCTCTTCAAAAACTGATCATTATACACTTTTGTAAAATCTTCTGGATCTAGAATTCTGAAACAGTCAATAACAAAATAATCACCTAATTTTACTGCAGCTGCCCAATCAACATCAATGTAAAGACGATCTTGACGAATATTGAATCTGTATCTCACATCTGGATTTAACAAGAAAGTAATATCTTCAAGTTTAGTTTGAACCATCGCATATTGAAGAAGATCAATCGAACCGAAAGCATATAGGTCATTCAAAAATAACTGATAACGAATATTGAATAAACCATCATAAACTGTATCTGATCTAACCTTAAATATGTTATTGACTCCTATCACAGATGGAGGCATTTGTATATAATTATTATTTTCTTCTAAATCAAAAGTTGTTGACAAACCAACTGTTGATGTTGTTGTGGTTGTTGTGATTCCTAAAGTTGTATCTCCTCCTCTTGCTTGTCCTCTATCAATATCATCTTGTGTGATTTTATATTTTAAATACATTCTTGCGATACCATCATAGTGTCTCTCTTGATACACTTGAATAGCATCA